GTTTTATTTGGATATAGATCGCATGAAGTAGGGTTAGTTTTAATGAATAATCCAGATCAAACATACAGACTTAAATGGGTTAGTCCCAGATTTAGTAAGATTGATAGACCTGCAATGAGAATAGATTTAGGGTGTAGACTTCTTGGAGCAGCTAGTCCTGTTCCTGACACAACACATATGCCATCTGCTGCGATGGGAGTTATAAAAAGAGTTGCTGCACAAATGCCGCGACCAAATAGACAAAAAATGAGGCGCCTTAGGCGTTTTACCGATAGATTTTTAAAGAAACATTTTTCAGCTGATATTTTTAGAGCTGATGAAGAATTTAGTTTTGATGAGTGGATAGAAAACACACCTTATGAAAGATACAGGAAAGAAGAATTAAAATTAATTAATGAAAGATTGAAAGTAGAAGGCTTCAAAAAGAAACACACACATGTGAAATCTTTTGTGAAGGATGAATGCTATGGAGAATACAAACATTTTAGAGGAATCTATAGCAGAACAGATGAATATAAATGTAAAGTAGGTCCATTTTTTCAGAAAATGTCAGATATCATATTTAGTTCCAAGTGGTTTATTAAGAAAATACCAGTATGCGACAGACCACGTTGGTTGCTTGAACGATTCATGGACAAAAATAATATTTTTTGCACTGATTTCTCACAATTTGAAGCAATGTTTACTAGAGAAATCATGACTACAGTTGAAATGAGAGTATACAGATTCTTCCTTCAAAATAATGAAAGAAGAGATGAGATTTTAAAATTAATAGAGGATGGTATACTAGGAATGAATAGAATAGAATTCATAGCTTTCTGTTTCATGTTAGAATGTAAAAGAATGAGTGGAGAAATGAACACGTCATAAGGTAATGGAATAACAAATTTAATAATTACATACATCATACTAGAAGATCTAGGAAATAGAGACTATGATGGTGCATTTGAAGGTGACGATGGAATAACAGTAGCACCAGATATAATGCCAACAGCACAGGATTATACGGATTTAGGAGCAAATATAAAGATTGAAATCCCCAATAACTTAGCTGAAGCTTCCTTTTGTGGACAAATATTTGACCCGACAGATTTAGATGTTGTTGCTGATCCTGCAGAGGTGATCGCTTCATTTGGGTATGCTGGGCGCAGATATGTGTTTGCAAGTCGATTGACTTTAGATAAATTATTGCAGGCTAAATCGTTATCTTTTCTTTACCAGTATCCAGGGTGTCCAATCATAAGAAATTTGGCTTTAATGGGATTAAGATTTACTAAGCATTTATCATTTAAAAATACATTAGAATGGGCACTCAAGAAATCCG